AAACAACTCTCCTCACAGAAATCCTCTGGGTTTGTCTGCCGTCAAGGCTGCTGCCGCAGGCTCCGCACCGGGAAGCAGACGGCATTTCTGCATAATATTATTTCAATTATAGCGCTGCAAACCCCGCCTTGCAAGCGATTTTATCGGTTTGATACGGCCAAAACGCTGCCGGCGGGGCGCTGTGCCTGCAGCCCGCGCCGGCGCGGCATGGCTCTGCCTGCCGGAACATGCCTGCTGCCACTGCACAGCCCGGGAAACGAACCGTTGAACGAACAGGAAAAAAGTGCTCACGCTGCCCGACGCTTCCCATCCGAGAACACGAGTGGATATTGACAATTTGCGTGGTTTCTGCTATCCTATAAACCAGTGATTTGTCACAGGCGGAAGGCATTATCAATCGGCAGACCGCCCTCCGGAAAACAATAAAATAAGCTGGTGTGGCGCAATGGCAGCGCAACTGATTTGTAATCAGTGGGTTGCAGGTTCAACTCCTGTCACCAGCTCCAAGAAAAACCGCTTAGATTCGTTAAAATCTAGGCGGTTTTTCCTTTTTGTAACACACTATTTAACACACTTTTGGGAGCTGTAACACACTATCAACCGTTTGGGGGCTCTGGCCGCTGCTCTGGATGGCGGTCAAAGTAGCCATCTGCTTCAAAGGCTGCATAGTGCTCCCGTATCATCTGATTGCGCCAGGCGTAATAGTCAAAATGTTCAGCCCCCTTCTTTTCCAGGTATTCCACGGTGCGTTCCTGGACACTGCCGTAGCGGTTCCAGGCGTTCCAGCCGGTGCCCGTCCATGCCTTGGCGGACAAAATGTCGTCATGCCATCGGGCAAGGGCGGGATTTCTGCGCAGGGCAAGAAAAGCGGCTTGTTCATGGTTATACGGGGCACTGCGGGTGGTGTTGTCCTCCCGCGCGATCTCCGAAAGGCATTTCCCGCCGAAATAGTGCCGCCGGACAACATCGGCTTGCTTGGCGGTCAGCTTGTTCAAGGCTTCTTCCAAGGCTGCGTGCAGCTCTTCGGTGTAAAGCTCATCCTCGTCGGTCTGGAATGCCTGGGCGGCTGCCGGGTCTTCCTGCAGGTCGCCAAGGGTTGCGCTGCCGCCGTCGGTATCGTCCAGCGGGGTGTCAAGGCTGGTGCTGCCGTTCAGCGGGTTGGCAGATATGCGGACTTCCCGCCCGTCCTCTGTGGTCATCAGGCGGCCATGCTCACCGCATACCACTTTGCTGATTCGGTTTTGCACATAGTAGCCAAGCAGCGTGGCAAAGGAACCATTTTCGGGGTCATAGGCTTTGGCAGCAGCCTGCACGGCAAAGAATCCTTCTTGCTCGAAGTCCTCCAGCGTGATGCCGTGTTCATCGGCAACAGCTTTGTTCTTGGCATACCACTGCCAGAACCAGCGGTGCAGCAACCCCTTGTTGATCTCCCACAGCTGGCCCAAAGCAAAGGTATTCCCGGCGGCTGCCAGAGCTGCAAGGGCTGCGTTTGTGTCCTGCTGACCTGTGGTTTTGGCTGGCTGCTTGTCCATGGAATTGCACTCCATTCAAAGAAAAAGGGGCACACAGGCCGGAACCCGTGCGCCCTTTCACGAGAAAATATTCACAGTACGGTGTAGGAAGGTCAGAGGGCCCTCTGGGAGGGAGGTACTCCCCCACCTCAAAAGCATTGAACCCGGCTGCTTTGGGGCGGTGGCTCAGGCCTTTGCTGTGCTGCGTCAGGTGGTGGCCTGATAGTAGATGCCGGATTTCTTATTGTCCAGCACGAACGCGTCATAGCACACGCGGCCGGTCACGATGGTGCCGCTTGAAAGCGGGGTGTCGTCGTGAATGCCGAAATCTTCCAGCTTGACGGGGGCCACGGTAGCGGACGGATGACACAGCATAAAGCCGAACTTTTCCGGCAGGCGAATGGCTGGAACCTTCACCACAGCTGCGCCGTCGATCATGGCAACCACGCCGAGGGCACGCATCTCTGCGCCGATCTCGGTGTGGTCGAACTCCACAGCCTGTTTCAGAAGGGCGTAGGTTGCCGGAGTGACCACCAGCACGCGCTCGGTCTCGGGAACCTCGGCGTCGTCCAGTGCCTGGGAGGCGGCAAGGATGGAGGGGTAAATATTTTTGGTGGTGAGTGCTGCAGGGGAGGGGGTATTTCCAGCCCCGGCGGTCATCACAGCATACACGTTGGCGTCCACCTCGGGCACAACCACCTCACGCAGTTCGCGGGCCAGCGCAGTGCCGGCTTCCAGCTGCTGCTGCGTTTCGTCCTGATCCAGCTTGTCAATGTTAAAGATGAAAGATCGGTCGTGCTTCAGCAGCAGCTCCTCGGTGGTGGCGGACAGGTCAAGCAGCTTGCCATAGCGGGAAAGCGTCTCGGCGCTGTCCGGGTAGGCTTCCAGCTCGGTGCCGCCTGACCCGTAATAATGAATCTGCTGCCCGCTTGCTGCTGCGTTGCGGGCGTAGTCGTTCATGGGCGCGGTGCTGATCTTATACAGCTTGATGGAATGGGCACCCGTCCAATCAAAGTCGGTGTTGGTCAGCAGGCCAATCTTGCTTTCCGCTTTGAAAAGCTCGTCGGTCTGGGGTGCAAATTTGGTGGTGAGTTCAACAGACATATAAAAACCTCGTTAAAAATCTTCATCATAAGCAGGGGGCCAGGTCTTCGGCTTGTGCTTTGCACCGTTGGCAAAGGCTGACGCAAAGTCAGACCGGCGGCTGCCGCTGGGGTCGGGGTCGCCGCGCAGAGGGGGAACCGGCTGTGCCTTGCGCTTTTCCTTGTCAATCAGCAGCTGCAGTTTGTTGGCGCTGCTTTTAAATTTTTCAGGGTCGGAAGTGTCGAGAATGTCCAACAGCCCGGGATTATACCCACTGTTCAACAGGTACTCGCGGCATTCAAGGCGGTTCTGGCGTTGGGTCAGTTCCGCGCGCTGGGCGTTGAGCTCGTCAACCTGGGCACTATCTGCGGTGCGCTCGGCACGCTTCAAGCGCTCCTTTACAATGCGGTCAACGTCCGACTGGGTGAATCGCTTTTCCTGTTCCGGCTGGTTGCTGCCGTTTTCGGGTGCAGGCTGCTGCACGCCGGTCTGTTCCTCGGGGCTGGTGGTCTGGGTGTTCTGTTCCATAGTGGTTTCCTTTCTCCGGCTTTTCCCCGCCGTGGGTGTGTTTGTGCAATTTGCCAGTTTTGCGACGCGGGCCGGGTGCTGATCGATGCCAGTACCGGGGCAAATTGCATAAAAAATAGGCACAGAGAACCGCCGAAGCGTTTTCCCTGTGCCTTATGGCTACCGGTCTCCCGGCGGTACTCTATGCCTTACGGCTCTATTATACCACCTTTTCCGGGGCTGTTCAACTGCCTGTCTGTGACCGTCAAGGACACGGCGCAAACACCGGCCTTGTTGGTGCTCTCATGTACGCGGGCCGCCGGGAACATCCCGCGCAGGGCGGCCAGCGTGGCCGCTGCTGCGCTTTTGTGTTCCGGGGCGTAAGTTATCTTTACTTTCACCGCACGCCCTCCTGCGGCTTGCTGCGCTCCTGCTCCGTGTACAGGCTGGACACATGCAGCAGCACAGCGCGGATAGCTTCCGGGCTGTCCAGCAGTTCCAGCAGCACCACACAGGATTCCCGCAGGCGCTGCGCTTCCTTGCTGCTCTTGGTCACGGTGTCGGCTTTCAGGCGGTTCACATCATCGCCGTTCAGCTTCATCACGGCGTCGATCTGCTCCGGGGTCATACCCAGGGCGCGGAGTTCATTTCTCTTCATGGTCTTGTCCTTTCTCTGTCTTGGTGTTCAGCATGTGCAGCACGGCAACGGCCCGCCCGATGATCTTCACGCGGTCCCGGTCGGCGTCCTGAAGAACAGTGCTGTTGCGCTTCAGGTCTGCGGTCACAAGGGCAATGTACCGGCGATACTGCCAGACGTGGCAAATCTCCACGCTGTCAGGTGTCTGCACGGCGGCGATCTGGCCGTTGTCCACATGGTCGCAGGCGGCAAAGTAAACAATGTCACCCGCGCGGATGCCGTCGCCGCTCATGCTGTCATCGTCCATGATGAACGAATAATCCGCCGAAATATCCGCCGGGGCGTTCACGGTCTGTTCCATCTCGCCCACCTCCTTAGCGGTTCCCGCTGAACCAGCAGGCCACAGCGCCGATCAGGCACCACGCAAGGAAGGGTGCCACACAGGTAAAGTGATACATAGTCATTGCAAAAATCCTCCTGTTTTGTTAAACTAGGGGCGGTATCAGCTGCAAACTATACCGCCCATCGTGCCGCCTCCCTGTTGCCGCAGGGAAGGCGGCTTTCTTGTTGCTTGGGTTGGTGTTCTCGCGGTTCGCTCGTTGTTCGGTCGGGGTTCAGCCGATCAGGTGAGACGCATACACCCACACAAGGCGCAACTGCCGGAAGTCGGCAGCGGCCAACAGTTTGACGATTGCGCCGGTCAAGGCCCGGCGGGTGGTTGGCTCGTGCATGGGGTTCACCTCCTTCCCGGAAAAATACGCGCTGCCTTTCTTCCTGAGAAAATAACAGGCGGCAAGATAGTGTAGTAATGGGGAATGGGGGGCTTTCTAACCCCCATTCCCTATTACACTATCTATCACTATCTTTTTTGCTATATATAATACTGTTTTTTTACCCCCTCAATGCAGATTTTGCAGTTATAGCGGAAATCCTGTTTTTTTACCCCCCCTCTCACTCCTGCGGGGGGTGTGGAACAGCTGCGCCTGATCTGGCCGGTTTTGGGGTCACGTTCAAATGCTGGGTGTTCGTCAACCATGCGCCAAACGGTTTGTTTGGTCACTCCCAGATATTCAACCAGTTTGCTGGTAGTGACTTTTTCGCCCTGCGCGGTCAGCACGTCTATTGCGGCTTCCAGACGGTGGCGGCGCTCCTTCAGCTTCTGTTCTTTGGGCTTCCGGGCGTTCATGGCGCGCTGGAATGCAGGCAGCTGGGAGTGCGGGGCGATGTTGTCCGCCGGGTCGAAGCGCTCCATAACATGGATTGGGTAGTTAAACCACACGTCCACCGGCTCAAAGCTGGGGAACTCCCGCAACGTGCCCTCGATGCGCCACGCGGTTATGCCTGCCTGCCGCCGGTCTGGCGGTAATTCCAGCTCGATCACGTCCAGAAGTGCGTCAACGTCACGGGCGAACACGCCGGAACCGGACGCGCGGTCCATGCTGTTCTTCCACCCTTGGTCGCCTTTGCTGTGGTGGTGTGCGTAAATGACGGCTGCACCGTTTACTGCTGAAATCCGGTCAAGACCGTTGCAGAACTGCACCATGTCAAAAACATTGTTTTCCCTGCCAGCATTGAGTTTATAGAACGGGTCAATGATGATCACATCATACTGTTCCCAGCGGGCGCGGCTGCAGCAGATGTCAACGAAGTGCGGCCAGTTGATGCAGTATCCGCGCAGGTTCCAAAGGTCGATGTTCGGCAGCATAGCCTGTACGGCTTCCTCTGGCAGTTCCAGCGCCTTGCTGACGTCATGGAACCGGTGTTTTGCTGATGCCGGGTCAACTTCCAGATTGACGTACAGGACTTTTCCACGTCTGCATTCAAAACGGTTCATCCATGGTGTACCGCTTGCAATGCACACGGCCAGCTCGATGAGAGCAAAGCTCTTGCCCGCCTTGCTGGGGCCTGCCAGCAGCATCTTGTGGCCTTTGCGCAGTACGCCCTCGATCATGGCCGGGCTTTGCTCCGGCACGCCATGACCACACGCCGTCTGCAGGTTCTCCACGGGCGGCAAGCCGTCCTCTTCAATCTCGCAGTCCTCCATGAAGTCGAAGTGTTCCGGCGGCTCTGGTGGTTCTCCGTATGGATCCCAGAAGTCAACCATCATGCAGCCCCCTTTCCGCTCTGGGCCGTCGGCTCAAAGAAATACTTCCCGATTTCCTCCGGCTTGATCTCCAGCACCTTGCACAGGGCGCTGATCTGGTAGGCGTCAAACGGGCGGTTGCCGTTTATGCGCTGGCTCAATGTTGCCTTGGGGATGCCTGCCGCCTTGCCTAGTTCTTCCTGGTTGTAGTCAAGTTGAACCATCCGCATGCGCAGGTTCTTGAATGGTCTGTACATGGTTAGTCCTCCTCGATGATCTCGGTCACGTCCACGCCCAGGGCGTCGGCGATCTTGATTGCGGTCATGGCGGTGCAGGTGCCGCGCTTCTTGACAATGGACATGTTCTGACGGTTCAGCCCGGCCTTGTCGGCCAGCTGACCCAGACGCAGACCACGACGCGCTGCCATGATTTCAAGGTTTTCTTTCAGCTTCATTCTGTTCACCTCCTTATTAACGCAATTGCGCTAACAACTATAATTATATTCGCATTTGCGGAAATGTCAACAAAAATATTTGCAATTGCAAGAAATTGTGGTACAATTAACGCAACAACGAAAAAGAGGTGTCAGCATGGGAACAGGGAAAAGAGTTGGAGACGAATGCAAAAGGCAGGGCTTAAGCCTGCGACAACTGGCGATTAAAGCCGATATTCCTTACTCAACGTTGTATTCTGCCGTAAAAAGAGACAGCGACGGGATTACATTGGACGTCTTAAAAAGAATAGCTGTCGCATTAAATATTGACCTCTATTCACTGGCTGACTTTGACATGGCAACAGATGCCATTGCTGAAGAAATCAATGCGAACCGCAAAGCCACAAAGGAAGAGCAGCTCTTGCAGCACTTCCGCGCCCTGAACGATGACGGCCAGACCGTGGCCGTTGACCGCGTGGAAGAGCTCGCCCAGATACCGAAGTACCAGCGCGCCCAGAACGCCCCACAGGACGCGCCCGCCGCACCAGACGATAAAGAACCCACCGAAAAATAAAACCGCCCACAGGGGCCTTGCAGCCGGTGTGGGCGGGTGTCGTGAAACGTGACGGGCTTTGATTTAGTGGTCGAAAATCCGGCCACTAAATTTTAATTCCGCCAACATGGCGGTTTTAAATCCGCAACAGTTGCGGATTTAAATGGTCAACTGTTGACCATTTAAGTTGTCGCAAAATGCGAAGACTGTTGCACCGTTGTCCCCGACGGGGACAACGCCACGCTTGAGCTTGTCGCAAATTGCGAAGAGCTGCCCTGTTTCGGGGCAACGGTGAACGATTTGTGCACCGTCTGGCGGTGGGGGGCTCCGTTTTGGCGATGCCTTGCAGGGGAGTGAAAAACAGTCACCCCCTACGGGGTGTCCATTTCAGACACGCCTGCCGGTCAGATTCCCGTTTTGGGAATGTGCCGCCGGGATGTGGTCGCGTTTCGTTCCCCCCATGGCGTGCCGTTGTCCAATTGTTGGACAACGGTTATGTTGCCGAACCGTTCGGCAACTTCGTCAAAATGCCGGTTGCCGGTCTCCGATCGGGGCCCGATCGTGGTGTGCTGCGTGTCAAAATGCACAAAGAGGTTAACCCATGGAAGAACTTTATAGCCGGGCGCTCGGCGCTCTGGAACAGGCTGCCGCCGTTTACCAGAGGGATCCGCAAAACGTCCTCTATAGGGACGCTCTGACATACCGGTTTGCGCTTGCTGCTGACCTGGCATACACGTCCCTTGCGGAGTATCTGGAAGCGCAGGGGCTTGTCATCACGGCAGTTTCCCCGCGTGCCGTCCTGAAGGAAGCCTATGCCGCCGGGGTCATTCAGGACGCGGAAGCATGGAACAGGTTCCTTTCCGCTCGGCGTGCTGCTTCACAGTTCCATGATGACGAAACATCTGAAGGGATAGCGGGCCAGATATGCCGCGACTTCTTGCCGCTGCTTCAGGGCCTGCGCCGGGTGTACAACGATGAGTAAACGAACCAACACAGCCGTCTGGGAAGAAAAATATAGCCGCTGGCGCATTGCCGTGCAGAAAGACGGGATCCGGAAACAGTTCTACAGCTCAAAGCCGGGCCGCACAGGCCAGCGGGAAGCGAACGCAAAGGCAGATGCCTGGCTGGATGATGGGATAGGCGTCAAGGCCCGCCGGGTGGATGAGCTGTATAAAGACTGGTATGCCACACTGGAAAAGACGAACGGCACCGGCAACTGCCGCAATGTTGAAAGCCGTTGGCGCACGCGCATTCTGCCCGCGATCGGGAAGAAACGCATTACCAGCCTGACAGAGCAGGACTTGCAAAACGTGGTGGATGATGCCTATTCGGACGGCCTGAGCAAGAAAAGCCTGCAATCCTTGTGCGCTGATATGCGGGCATTCTGCCGGTATTGCCGGGCCAGGAAGCTGACCACGTTTAACCCGGAAGGGCTGCACGTCCCCGCCGGGGCCCGGCTCAAGGGCAAGGCAATCATGCAGCCGGATGCCCTGCAAGTGCTGTTCAGCGTGGACACGACCCTGTACAGGGGCAAGCGCGTGCACGATGACTTTATCTGCGCCTACCGGTTTGCCATCCTCACGGGCATGCGGCCCGGTGAGCTGCTGGGGCTGTGCTGGGAGGATGTGCGGGGCGATACCGTCACGATCAGGCGCGCCGTGAACGTGCTGGGCGAAGAAACCCACGGCAAAAACGAAAACGCGGTGCGGGCCTTTGCCCTGTCCGGCTTCTCTCGTGCCGTGCTGGAGCAGCAGCGGGCTGTGACTGGGGCAGGGGACAGCGTGTTTGAAATCAAGTCGGAAGGGTACTTCTATAAGCGCTGGCAGGTCTATCTGCGGGCCAATGACCTGCCGCCGGTGTCGCTGTACTCGCTGCGGCACACGTTCGTGTCTATCGTCAAGAGCCTGCCAGAGGGCGAAATAAAGGGCCTTGTGGGCCACAGCCAGAGCATGGACACGTTCGGCTGGTACTCCCACGAGCTGACGGGCGACGCCGAGAACACGGCCCGTGATGTGGATGCAAGGTTCATCAAGCTGCTTGGCAGCGGCTGAAAAAATAACACACTTTTTAACACACTTCTGGGGCGGTGGGCAGGAACCGCGTTTCTGGATAAAAATTTATTCAACGCTTTTCCGTTTGATTTCTGCGCAAAAAATCCCGGATTTTTGCCTGAAATCGTCCGCAAACATGTTCAACTCCTGTCACCAGCTCCAAGAAAAGCCGCTCGGGAACATTGATTTCCGGGCGGTTTTTCCATGGGGCGAGTTTGTTGGAGAGATTGGTGCAGAAATTGCGATAAAATCTGTTGCAGATGGTTGACAAACTGCTTTGCGCGTGGTAATATATACAGGCAGTCCGCGCGGCGGACACAAAAGAATATGGGCGTGTTCCCGAGTGGCCAATGGGGACAGACTGTAAATCTGCTGCTTTCAGCTTCGGTGGTTCGAATCCACCCGCGCCCACCAAAAAAGTTCAACGTATGAAAGTGCGTTGAACTTTTTGTTTTGCACAATTTTCCGGCGGACACAGCGGGTGGATGAGAACAGCTGCGGCGCTGTCGCCAAAGACAGCGCAAAAACAGCCCTGCGGGCTGTTTTTAGCAGCGCGGCTCGCGTAATCCACCCGCGCCCGCCAAGAAATAGCACCTAGAAACGCAAGCTTCCGGGTGCTTTTCGTTTGCTCGAACCCACTTTGCAACCCACTTTAAAATAAAATGGTGATTATCATGAATATTTCCGAGGAAAAACGTACGCAGATCTGCGCAGCCCTTGCCAAGGCGCAGCAGGACATCAAGCGCATACAGGCTGCCGGTGCTATGGATAACTCTCCGGAAGTGGAGCGTATTTGCCGTGCGCTGCAGGACGTGGTGCAGGAACTCCGTATTCTGATCGACCCATAAATGCAAAAACAGCCCCATGGAACCGCCGGAAAAGCGGAACCACGGGGCTGTTGTCATGCTATGCGGCCTTGCGGCCTGCCGCCGGGGCGGCTAAGTAGTGTAGCGGCCTTACTTGTTGACCTGGCTCTTCTTGTCCTCCAGATACTTGTCCGCCTGGATCGCGGCAGCGGTGAACGAGTTGTTGCTCCACCAGCTGATCAGCGCGGCCACGGTGGTGATGCCGGCGGTGACCAGCTGCTCCACGGTGGCGCTCTCGATGGGCAGCACGGGCTTGCCGCAGGCCGACAGGATCTGGTTGGTCAGGGCCAGCAGCAGGACAGCAGTGCGGGCGATGGTACCGGCGGAGATGGTGGGTGCGTTGTAGGTCTTTGCGTTCATAGTCAGTTCCTTTCTCTCTCGTGTTCGTTGGCTTCTAAATCTGCGATGCGGTGGTTGGCCACCTTCATCTGCTCTTCCAGGATGGGCACTCGGCGGGCAAAGTTGTTGTGCTCGCGCACCTCGCGGGTCAGCTCTTCCAGCTTGGTGTCGGTCACGGCCTGACTGCGGCTGTTGGCGATCAGCACCCCGATCAAAGTCACGGCACCGCTCAGCAGGGCGGCGATGATTGCGTCATCCGTTAGTTACACCTCCTCATCTATGTCATCGCTCCATGCCTGCTGGATGCGCTGTCCATTGTGGCACACTGCGTCCAGCACAGCGTCGGCCTGCATGTTGGCCGCCAGAAGGGCCTTGTCCATCGTGTCCAAGCGGAAGTAGCCTGTGAATACCTCGCCATTCGGTAAGGGCGCTGCAACCGCAATGCGGTCGATTTTGTGTTCTTCGAGTGTAGTTAAAACGCCAGAAAGCCAGGATGCATACGGTGCATCCGACATCAGAACACTTGCCATCGGTATCACCCCCTTACCCGGTCCAGCGGCTCTTCGCTGCGCGTACATCGACATGCACAAAGTTATCGCTATAATACCGACCGATACCGCCCCGGTCAGGCAGCAGCGTTTCGGCGTAGGCGGCCAGCGTGTCCACCGGCACGCCTGCAATCCAGATGTCCGCAGCCTTTCCATAAAGGTGCTGGCTATACTTGGATGCTTTCTTCTGCTTCGCGTTGTGGCTTGCCGTGCGGAACGCGGAGTTGATGTTCACCGCTTTGCCAAAATGGCTGCGGATCTTCTGCAGCATTTCCACCAGTTCGGAGTCAATAAAGATAGGATCAGACCCATCTTTGCACCTGAACTCCCTCACCGCAAAATTTGCAGACAGCTTTTTGCTGCCGTCTTTTGCAAGGGAATATACTTTGATCGCCATGCTCTCACGTCCTTTCTTTCTTGGCGTTACTCTTCCTGCGTCACATCGTCCGGTGCATCAATCGCGCTGTCCTCCGCGTCCAGCGCGTCATAGTCCGCCTGCGCGGACTGCGTCTCGGTCAGCAGCTCGGCCAGCGTAGGGTAGTGGTAGCCGGAGAGCCAGATGTCTACGGTGTAGCCGCCGGTATTTATGTCCGACCCTGCCAATTCAAAGTGCAGGGTCCCGTCCGGTCGGAAAGTCGTGTTGGATGCAAAGATTCCATCGCCCTTGCCGAAGTTGTGGTTGACCGTGCCGCCTTTTGCGATGTCTACTTCTTCACCGTATGTTCGGCCACTGTCGTTGTACCTCGACTTAACGTGCACATAGTCAAGGCCGTCTGGCATTTTGATGTCGTAGGAACGCCACCTTTTTCCGGTTTCCACGTGGTGGTTCCACACCAGCCGGGGCTCCGACTTGACCGCCACACTGGCCGCGATGGTGTCATACAGCGTCTTGCCGCTGAGGGTGCCGTCCTCGTCCACGTCCAGATAGTCGCCCACCTTCACGCCGCCCAGCTGGTCCGCCGTAGCGGGCGGCAGGGTGTACGGCGTGCCGAACTTTTTGTCCGCCTCGCTCTTGGTGTAAAAGTTCCCGCTCTCCACCGCCGCGATGGCAGCGTCCAGGGCGTCGAGTTTGGTGTGCAGCTCAGTGGACAGCTGGGTCATTATGGCCAGCGCCTGCGCCTGCAGCTGGGCCGTGGGAATGCCGGTGACGCCGTCCCGCATGACGCCGCACACGTCCTCGTCCGCGCGGGTGTCGGTGATGTCGGCGGCGGTGATCACCGAGGAGCCTGCGGGCACGCTCACCGTGCACAGGCCCAGCTCGTACTGGTTGTGGTTCTGCAGGATGGCGGGCGGCTCCGGGGCGGCGGCAGGCGTGCCAGGCTTGAGCTTGACGGCGGTCAGGTTGGCCGCCGTGTCAAACTGCAGCACCACCCGGTCGATGCGGGGCAGGGTGCTGTCGGCGTCCGGGATGGTCAGGTTGACCGCCTCCCGGCTGCAGGCCGAGACGCCCTTGAAGTCGTCGTAGTTGATCCACGCAAGGCCGGGGGCTACGGTGATCTGCCGCGGGCCGGTGACGCTGACCGCGTAATTTGTGTCCTTGGCGTAGACGCCGGAGGTGCGGGTGCACAGGTAGGTGCTCACGTCCTCCGCGTCGTAGGTGACGCCGTTCAGCGGGTAAGTGATGATGCTCATGGTTTCCTCCTGAGGATGGGTGTGCCGATCTCGGTAGTGACCGTGTTTTCGCCCTTCTGGGAACTCAGGGTCACGCTGGTAATGCGGGCCGCTGCCTGGATGTCGGTGCCGGGCAGGCTGGCGGCCACCACCTTGCCTACCGTGACCGTTCCGGTCGGGGTAAAGCGGAAGTTCTCAATGCGGGTGTGCTTGGCAAGTTCCTGCTCACCCAAGGCCCGCAGGGACGCGAGATAATCCTCCTGGCTCTGGTTGTCCTCCTTCTTTTTGGAGGCGGCGTCCAGATACAGTTCCCGCCGGGCTGCGCCGGTGTTGCCGGTGGCTCCCACGGTGACGGTGCCGTCCGCGCCCGCCACGGTCACGATGTTCTTGTAGTCGGTAATGCTCTCGGTGTAGGTCAGGCCGGTCAGGTTGCCGTACTGGGGCGCATACCGGGCGTTGGGGTCCAGCTTGGGCCGGTACAGCTCAAACAGCAGCTTCTTGGCCTGCTGGTCGAACCGCACCCGAAACCCGATGTCCAGTTCCTGGCACACCTGTTCGGCGATGCTGAGCAGGCTGCCGGGCTTGACCTCGCCGGTGTAGGTGTCGGCAAGGTCGGCCAGTTCGCCAAGCTCCAGTCCTGGCCACGCAGCTGCGCCGGACACCAGGCTGCGCAGGGTGCTTTCCACGGCGAAGCCGCTCAGGGTCCGGGTGCTGATCCGCTCGTCCAGGATGCAGGCGGCGTCCCTGGCCGAGATCACGAGCTTGTGTTCGGAGCGGTCGGTCTGCGCCGAGCAGATGCGCATGATGCGGTCGGAGCCGGTGAGCCAGAGGTACCGGTCCGGGCGGCACAGGGCCTGCAGGTCGGTGGAGGCGTGCAGTTCCAGCTGCGCACCCTGCACCCCGCTGTACACGTTGTAGCGCTCCGGCCAGACCAGCGACACCCAGCTTGCCAGCCGGCCCAGCAGGTTCAGCTGGCCGTCGTAGACGCAGATGCTCTTGTGGCCGCCTGCCGTCAGGGCACTTGTCCGCTCAGCCATTGCCGCCCACCTCCAGAACCACGGTGGAAAACGCTGTGCTGCAGGTCAGGGTCAGGAACAGCCATTCCGTGCCGGAATCCGCTGTGCGCTGCCATGCCTGCGTCCCGTGGCGCAAAGTCCACAGGGTGCTGCTCCCGTCCAGCGTGGACATGATGTTGTAGCCGGTGCCGTCGATGATCTGTTCCAGTTTCAGCTGGCCGCTCTCGCGGTACAGCCGGAGCTTGTCGCCGTCCTGCAGGGTGGTGACAAAGCGCAGGAATTCGCCGGTCTCCGGGTCCTTGACGCCGGGGTTGACCACCGGGCCGCGGGCTTCCAATGTCAGCTGCCAGTCCTGGGTGGCCAGCCCGGTGTTGGCGATGCGCAAATAGTTGGCCTGCTCCCGCACGCCGTAGCTGTGCACATCGTAACACACCGGCAGGCGGAAGGTGGGTGTTACGCTCAAGGTCGAGACGGTGAGCTCCTTCACGCTGTGCCAGTAGGGGTCCGGGCAGTAGAGCTGAAACGAGAAGGTGGGCCACCGGCCGGACACGCTGATGTCCGGGGTGCGCTGCACCTCAGCGTCGCACCAGTAGGCCCCGGCCACGGTCAGCCGACCGGTGACGTAGGGCGCGAACACATCCCGCAGCTGGCGCTTGCAGTAGTCCTGATTGCGCAGGATGCGCCCGGTGACCGTGCGGGTCACGCCGGAAATGCTCCGGCTCTCCACGGTGGCACCCACTTGCTGGTAGCCCTGACTGGTCTCCAGATCCACGGGCAGGCCACCCAGCGGGGTGATGCTCCACAGCACGCCCGCTTTGTAGCCAAAGGAAAAGGTCAGGCCGTTGCTGGCCTTGAAGATCGCGTCAAACACCCTGCAGCACCGCCCTTTCCTGTTGATACTGCGCTTCTCGCATGAGGTCGGCGGCGGTCTGCGCTTTGGAGTAAATGTACTGGTTGACCTCGATGTTGGGGCGCTGAGTGCGCTGCGGCAGCGGAGCACGCTTCTCGTAATCCCACAGGGAGCCGGAGGCCGTGGAGGTCGTGCTGCTGCCGGAAGTGCCGCCGGAGATGCCGGGGGTGGTCTTGCGCTTGAACGCGCCGCCGACGCCGGCCACGATGGCCGCAATGGCCGCGGTCAGGGCCACGCCTGCCGCGATCATGAGCAGGGCCTGCGGGGCACCGAATCCGGTGGGAAACAGTGCCGCCGCGACGGCTTCCAGCATCCCCACAAAGGCGCTGCCGATGGAGCCGATCAGGGTGCCCATGGAGGCCAAAATCTCCGGGAAGCTGGAGATCAGTCCGCCCTTCAGGCCGGTGCTGATGGCAGCGGCAGCCGCAGTGAGCGGGCCTCTCAACCCCTGAAAGATGCCGGTGAGGGTGGAGCCGAGGCCCTGCGCCTGCGTGAGCACGTCTGCAAAGCCGCTGGTCAGTCCCTTGGCGAGGTCGCCGCCCATATCCCACAGGCCGTTGGAGACAGCACTGACGCCCTTGCCCAGCAAGCCGTTGACCTGCTGGATCAGGTTCTTGCCGAAGTCGTCAATGAGCTGCTTTGCCTGCGGGGCAAGGCCGTTGTACAGGGTGGACAGCACCCATTCGCCGACAGACTGCCAGTCCTGCTTCTTCACAGCAGTCACCAGCGTGCTGAAGGTACCCACCACGCCCTTGTCGGCCTCGTCCTGCCAGCCTTTGACGAGGCCGTCAAAGCTGTTGGCAGAGGCTTTCTTGATCTCCTCGGTGGTCTGCGGGACACCGTCGGCGGCAATGGTCTTGACCCGCTCCACGGTCACGAGAGCCCCGTCCACGATGTCGTTGTAGGCCTCGGTGATGACCTGTTTCTGGGTCGTGGTTTTGTCGGTCAGGGTCTCGGTGATGGTCTTGGTGCTGGTGGCAATGCCATTGACCACGGAATCCGTTGTAGACGTAACGGTCTTGGCTACAGTGGCGGCAATTTCCTCGTAGACCTTCTGGGTCTGGGCGGTGGTCTTGCCGTTTTCGGTCACATACTTGGTGACGGTCTTGTAGTTCTTGGCCACACCGTTGACCATTTCCTTACCGGATTCGGTCACGGTCTTGGTCAGGCGGTCGTACTCTTCAGAGCCCTTTTTCAGGTGCTCGGTGAGTTCGGTGGTCTGGATGGTCACCTTGCCCAGGGCGTTAGTGGTGTCGGTGTGGCCTGCGTCCTGCAGGGACCACAGCAGGGTCTCGGCGGCCTGTGCGGCGGCCTTGGTCTTTTTGGCCGCCTTGGTGGCGGCGTCCCCGGACTTGGTATAGGCCGGGACGACCACCTCCGCCATGGACTGGGCGCTGTCGGCCACGTCGGCGTTGGCGTCCGCCCAGACGGAGGACCAGTCGTTCCCGCTGGCGGTTTTAGCAATGGTGGCACCGGCGGTGGCTGCGATGGCTCCTGCACCAACCGCACCGCCTTTGCCGGTGAGGCCGTTGATAAAGCTCTGGATAAGGTTCTTGCCCCACTGCACCGCCTGCGAGGGCAGGCTCTTGATCCAGGCAAGAGCACTGGAAAATCCGCCCTTGAAGGCATTCAGCATGCTGGAACCCATGCTCTTGACGCCGTTTGCCACACCGGTGAGGATGTTTTTGCCGATGTTCAGCCAGTTGATGGCCGAGATTACCGACAACACGGCCTGCAGGATCTTCTTCCAGTTGGCCAGCAGATCCGGCACCGCCTTGACGATGCCCACGACCAGCTGCACGATGATGGCCACGCCCTCGCCGAGGATCTTGGGCATGTTGTCGTTGATGATGCCGCAGATGTTGATGATGATGTCCGGCACATAGGCGATCAGATCCGGCAGACCGGCGATCAGGCCGTTGAGCAGCTGGGTGATAAGGTTCAGACCGGCGTCCACAAAGCTGGCCGCGTTGTCCCGCAGCTGGTCTGTAAATGCCAGCAGCTGCGGCAGAGCGGTGGAGAAGAACTCCGGGATGCCCTCGGTGAAGCCCTGTGCCAGGGAGCTGAGCAGCTCGGTGCCGGTCTGCAGGAGCTCCGGCACAAGGCTGTAAACGATTTCCGGAATGCCTGCCAGTACATTGCCGATCATGGGCAGCAGGTTATCCACAAGGAAGGTCTGTGCCGTGTCGGCCAGCGCCTGCAGCGGCTCCGTCAGATCGGCACCGGTGGACCAGTTGCCCATCACGTTTTCCGCAGCCGCCTTCATGGCGGCAAAGCTGCCGGTCAGGGTGGTGGCGGCTTCCTTGACGGTGGTGCCGGTGATGTCCATTTCCTGCTGGATGATATGGATGGCGCTGTACATGTCGGCTAGGTTGCCCAGGTCGTAGTGCACGCCAGAGATCTTCTCGGCGTCCTTCAGCAGGCGCTGCATCTCGGCCTGCGTGCCGCCGTAGCCCAGCTTGAGGTTGTCCAGCATGGTGTAATTCTGCTTGGCAAACCCCTGATAGGCGTTCTGGATGTCCTGCATGGAGGTGCCCATCTTGTTGGAGTTGTCGGCCATGTCCACCATAGCCATGTTGGCCAGATCGGCAGCCGCCTGGGTGTCCTGGCTCACGCTGGACAGCAGGCTGGCGGCAAAGCTGGTGGTCTGCTCCATGTAGTCGTTGGTCGACAGGCCCACGGTCTTGTAGGCCTGGGCAGCGTAGGCCTTAACGGTGTCGGCGCTGTCCTTGAACAGTGTTTCCACACCGCCCAGGCTTTGCTGCAGCGCGCCGCCCAGGTTGATGGATTCCGAGATGATCTTGCCGATGCCGGCAGCCGCGATCACCTTTTTCAGGGTGCCCACCAGCTGGGCACCGAGGGACTGTCCGGCGGCGTCACCGGCTGCCGCAGGCTCCCCGCCCAGGGCTTCGGTGATCTTGCCCTGGATGCCCTCTGCCGAGGGCACGATCTGCACATACGCTTTTGCCAGCTCAATGCCGTCCGGCATGGTCATCCACCTCCTTTCAGGGCCGCAAGGGCGGCCTCAAACTCTTCCGGGCTGTCGTAGCTCTGCACGTCGGTATCGCTGTCCGCGGACAGGCCGTGCAGGTCTGCCAGCACAGAGGGCACCGTCCGTGTGTCGTTGCTCAGGCCCCACAGGATCTGCGTCAGGCGGTCGGCGGTGTAGGCTTGCAGCTCGATGTGCAGCGGCACGGTCTTGCCGCTGGCCTTCATCATGCTGCGGCTGTCCTCCGGCAGGCCGGCAGCAAGGGTAGCCGCCAGACGCAGCGGCAGGCTGCGCCAGTCCAGCACATGGTAATATTGCGCGAAATCGCAGATGAGCGCGTCCTCGTCCGATGCGATCAGTTCGGCGAGGATGCAGAGTTTTTTCCGGCCGTGAAGCTGTTCATTAGCTCGCCCAGGGCCTCCGCCACCTTGGCCACCGGCACGCGGCCGTCCGGGGTGCGCAGGTGGTCATACAGCTTCTTCCGGCCCTCCTTGCCCAGCAGGCGCAGGGTCAGGTGGCTCATGTCAAAGACGTTGCCGTCCTGCATGCCGCCCAGGGCGTCCAGCAGTTCGGCGTCGTCCAGAACGTTCTCGCTCAGCTCGATCTCAAAGCCGTCGTTCGTTTTTGCAGTGATCATGCCTGCACCTCCTTGGTCTTGGCAGCGGCCTGGGCGGCAGCAGTGCCGCCCAGAATGTACTCGTAATGGGTGTTGCCCTGGGCATCCGGCACGGCGGTCAGGGTGGTGTTGTAACCCACGGCGCTCTTGGCGTAGGTGATATCGCCCACGGCGGTGACGGCGGCATCCGGGATGACGATGCGCTTGACCGCCTTGTTCTTCATCACCATCTCAATGACCCAGCTGCAGTCCTTCTGCTCGGAGGAGTTTGCCTTGACCGTGATGCCGGTGTCCAGCGTGCCGGTGACGTTGTCGTCGCCGTACACGGACTTGAGCACCTCCACGTTCAGGGCCTCCAGCAGGGTGTACTGGAAGGTGTCGGGCTTCTCGGTCTGCTGGGTCAGCACGGTGTCGCCGCCCCAGGCGTTGGTGTTCTCGCTGGAGGGCGAGTTGCTGTTGGTCACGCCGTCCTCGGAGGCGTAGCCCAGGCACTTAAAAGCCTTGTCCAGTTCGGTCTTGGCGTCGGTGGGCAGCGGGGTGCCCAGCGGGGCACGCCAGATGGCACCGCCCACTTTGGGCTTGGCGGCGGTTACTTTGGTTGCGTCTGCCATGTGTAGTTCTCCTTTCACAGGTCAGTAATGAGTGATAGAAAAAACGGCCTGGTAGCGGGGCCGTTTGCGGGTGGTGTCCGGGAAATTGTAGTCGGAATAAAGGTCGCAGCGCACAAGCTGCGGCAGGTTGTCGGCGTCCTGCATGGCGGCCTTGACAAGCTCGTTGAGCTTGGCCGCATCCAGGGTGCCGTCGTGGCTGGTGGCGGCGGGCCCGTAGGACTGCACCGCGATGGTGGCGCTATAGATGCCGTCCTCATAGCCGGAGCCGGTCTTTTCCACTACCACAAAGCGGGCGGGGGCCGGGGTTGGCACGCTCAGCCGCACCGGCACATCCAGCCGCGCGGCCAGAAAGCTGCGGATGGTTTCTTCGATCATTTCTTCCTCTGGTAGCTCCTTACGGTGATGACCCTGCCGTCCTTCAAGTGGCGTTTGTGCTCGTGCACGGTCGCGCCCTTCCGGCTGGCTGATGTGGCTTTGAGCAGGGTGTTGTTGGCCGAGTTATCGTCAACGGCCTGCCGGGTGGCGGTCTCCACCACGGCCACGGCGCGGGTCTGGGCCACATAGGCCTCGTACCCGTCGCCACAGCGGTCTTTCACGGTGTCGGCCCGCGCTTTCAGCACGGCCTGCATCTCCGGGGAGCGCATGAGGGCGCGCACCCCAGCACGGTCCAGTTCAAAGCGCACTTTACTCATCCCTTACCACCTGCACTTTCTTGTTCCAGCACAGCGGGATCATGCGTTCGATGCCCTGCACAACGCCACCGCAGGTTCGGAAGCGCTGGCCAAAGAACTCCACCTGCACGTCGTTCCAGTCGTGGGCGTCGCCCTTGGGGATGGCCAGCGTGTAGGCCAGCCGCCGCCCGGTCAGCTGCAGCTCGGTGGTGATCTCCTCGGCGGAAGGCTCGCCCACCAGCACGTTGTGCACGGTGACCGGAGTTTCGGCGTAGACCGGGGCATCGGCTTCGTCGGTGCCGGTCTGGGTCTTTTCGTACAGGGTGACGTCGATGCCTTTCAACATAAGTCCTCCAGCGGGCTGCGGGCCCCCACGCGGCTGCCCACGCCCAGCAGTTTCTTTTCCAGCTTGGACAGATACAGCTCACCCGAAGAGCCGCCGCTCATGGTCCAGCTCTGGGAGTAGCCCAGCGCCGTGGCAGTGCCCTGGGTGGAACCCACGGGAAAGCTGACGCCGCCCTCGCTGTCGCTCTCGCCCAGCTGGCGGCGCACCATCCGGCAGGAAACCAGCCGCTTTGCGTCCGCTCCGGCGTCCGGGTTGTAGGCGTCAATGATGATGGCCGCCTCACTCAGCAGGGCGCTGCAGCGCTCCTGTTCGTCCTTGGAGAGGGCACGGAACCCGGCTTCCACATCAAACACTTCGGCGTAGGTCATGCGGCACCCCGTTACACTTCGGTGCGCTTGATGTACAGGGTCTGGGGCTTGGAGACCTTCAGGCCGTACACCTTGCGGCCCTGCACAGCGGATGCGCCGATGTACTTGCCGGAGCCGGACAGGTCCTGCAGATGGATGGCTACCTGCCACTCCATCACGCGGTGGCACCAGTTGGGGTGACCGGCAATGAACTCGGTGGTGGTCTTTTTGCTGGTCACGCGGGTGGTACTCTCGTAGTCCATGTTGTTGGATTCAAACACGTTGAAGCCCGCAATGCGGCCCACAACACCCTGCTGCACCAGCTCCTGCGACAGGTCGCCCTGCTTGATATAGTGCTCGTCCAGCATCAGCACCTCCAGATACTCCGGGGATGCGATGAGGAAACGGCCATCGGCAGGCACGCCCTTGCGGCCCAGCACGCGCTTGGCCTCCAGCGCCAGCTTATAGGCGTTGCTCTCGGTGGCTGCGGTCTTGGTGGCGCTGATGGTGGCACCGGTGGCACCTTCCAGCGCGGCAATGGACTTCTTGTCGATGGACAGGGCCAGAGAGTAACCGGCGCTGTCCAGACGGTCGGCCACGATGTCATCCGGCACGCTGTCGGCGTCGTAGCCGTCGATCAGCTCGTTCACGGCCTCGTCGTGGTCGATGTTCAGGTCCAAATAGGTGGTGGTGCCCGCCTCGGCAGCGATGCCGTTGGCCTTGTCGTATTCCTTGACGGCCACCTCGGTGTCACGGACCGGGATCTTGACCTTGCCGGAGGTGGGGTCGCCCTCGTAGCGGCTGTTGAAGATGAGGTTATCACGGGTCACCAGCTGGTTGCGCAGCTTTGCGTCCACCAGAGTGGCCCAACGTTCCTGATTTGCATGTGCCATAAAAATTACTCGCTTTCTCCGTGCTGCTGCACGGCTGTCAGATTTTCAGACCGGGGTTGCGGTCCATGAATGCGGCGGTGACACCGTCCTTCTCGCTGGGCAGGTGCCGCGGTTCACCGCCGCCGGGCAGGACAGGATAACCGGGCGCGGGTGCGGGTGCCGGGGCGTCCTCACCAAAGGCCCAGGGGTTTGCCTTAGCGGCTTCGTCCAGCGCCTTTGCGATGTCGGCAGTGCGGTCGGCAGAGCCCTTCAGGCCGTCCACGTCCAGCAGGGCACGCACGGCCTTGACGCTGCGGCCCTTCTTGCCGAGGATGGCAGTGTCGAGGGCGTTGTCGAAGGCAAAGCCATCGGCCTGTGCCTTCAGGTCGGCCTGCAGCTTGGCCAGCTCGGCCTCGTATTCCTCCGGCTTCTTCTTGCCGTCAAAGGCGGCAAGGCCGTCCTGTGCGGTCTTGAGCTGGGCCTGTGCGGCGGTCAGCTGGGTCTGCAGGGCGGTGGCGGCAGACTTCTCCCGGTTGATGTCCGCGCCGTTTTCCTGCATGAGCCAGTTCAGCTGCTCGTCGGTGATGCCGGGGATCTTGTTCTTCACATCTTCGCGTTTCATGGTGGAAACTCCTTTCAGGTTGTGTGACCACAGTTTTTATACACTGTTCGCTGTCAGTATTCGGTCTTGGGCGGGTTACGCACCACCCGCTGCGTGGCACCGTCTGGAGGCATCGAACCTCCCGCTTCCGGTTTTGGAGACCGGCGCTCTTCCCGAATGAGCTAAGACGGCATGAAAAAAGCACCGTGCTTTTGCACAGTGCTTTGAAAATGGGCAACAAAAAACCACGGTGCGGGTGCATCGTGGTTGGATTACTGGTCTTGTTCCCAAGACCACTGTTTGAACTTGTTGAATGCGTCCACCGCTTCAGGTGGAATCTGGTCAAATTGTTTGGACGAAATGGCTTCACGGTAGGGGTCGAAAATATCAATCAATTTTTGAATATCCGCCGGGTATTTCAGAATGACCATTATTTTCGCCTCCTTAATGACATGAATTCTGCTTCGACTTCATCAAAACGTTCGCCTAAATACATATCAGCTGCGTATTGGCTCAACTCTCTTACATTATCGCGCGTGATACCCAGTTTGTCAATGCGTCCTTTGCACTTTTTGCACAGGGCATCAAGATATTCTGCACGGTTTTCACGGGTGATAACCCAGCCGGACTGCCGGAAGTCCTCGGCCTGTTTCATGTGCCACATTTCGTGAGCTTCGATTACTCCGAAACCACCAGAAGCGTCTTGAACAGTCTTTTTGCCAACGCTTTCTGCATAATAAACAACGTTCTCGCACGGGTCGTAAATACCGACTGCGCCGCGCAGCTCGTTATCGCCGACAACGATGATTTTGGGCTTCCGGTCAAGGCTGACACCCCAGTCGGAAAGCGCTTTTTCGGTATTTTGATTGATTCTATGGAGAGCTTTCGGCTTTATTGTTGCCTGGTCTGAAACATAAACCGGTGTTTTGTAAGATTCAACCTGTCTTACAGAGAGCTTGACTTCCTCCGAACGCCGAATCAGAGATATCTCGCTGACTGCGCCTCTGTCTTTTCGGTACGCCTGAGCCGCATACGCCGCCCGCTTCTGCGCATTGATAACATCCTTCCGGGCCGCATAATCAATCCGCCGCCAGTTGTTGATGTCGCTGCCCGCCTCCCGGTACTGTCGGAGGTATTCTTCCGGGTCGTAGCCGGAAACGTCAAACTCCCGGCTGAACCGCACCGCGAACTCGCAGTCACAGTTGGCGTGGATGTGCTGGGCGTGGCCCTTCTTCAGCAGGTTCTTGCTGGCCCGCTGCCAGCCGTTGGAAGCCAGCATCCGGCAGAACGGGCAGGCATCGCCGTGGGGCACCCACGCCCACTCGGCACCGTCCCGGATGGCGTTGTGCACCGTGGTATCGGCCCCGGCCTGCTTGACCATGCGGGAAACGCCGCTCTGCAGGTTTGCCGGGCTGTCCTGCGTGGCCTTGACCATGCCGGTCACTTCGCCGTAGGTTGCGGTGGGAGCCGGTTCTGCGGCGGGCAGGGTGGCCCCCTGCGCCTCGGCCAGGGCGTCGTACATCTGGCAGGCCAGCTCTGCGCTGCCCTCGCCGTACTTGGTCACAAGGGCATAGGCGTAGCGGATGAGGGCGTCGGTGTCGGCTTCCGGGTGCTCGTCCATGTACTCCCGCATGAGCTGTCCGGCCTTCTGGTTCAGCCGGGAGAGCCGGGAAATGTAATCATCCCACGCCGCTTGTGTCAGTTTCATCTTCCATCTCCATCAGCACCTGTGCACCCCGTGCCCGCTGCTCCTGCGCCTTGATGCGCCGGATGTCTGCCTGGTCAAAGCCGATCATCTCCAAAAACGTGTCCGTGCCGGCGAACTCCTGCCGGGCGGATGCGATCTTGATGGCGGCGTCTGCCGTCACGGCCACACTGGGCATGGCGGGGTTCTTGAAGTGGGCCATGATGCCGGTCTCTTCCTCGGTCAGGTCGGCCAGGCGGCAGTCCCGTGCCACGGCCTGTGCCATGCAGGCAATGGTGCGCAGCGCGTCGCCGTTGCCGGTGTTCAGCTGCTGGGCCAGAAGCACCAGCGTCTGGCTCTGGGCAAGGATGGCGTCGCTGCTGGTGGGGTTGGCGTCGTTCACAACGCCCACGTCGGTCACGGTCAGGCCGGTGGCCGCCGCAAACTGGGTGGCGGTCATCCGCATCTTCTCCACATGGGGCGTCAGGCTGCCCTGTGCCAGCTGGCCCAGGGTCGGGTTTTCGCCGGTCTCCGGGTTGGCCGTGGCGGCGATGATGGCTCCCATGTAGGTCTTGAATTTGTTGGAAATGATGGCGTCATACTGATCATCGGTCACGCCGAGGATGTACTTCTGGGGCGTGGTGGCAAACTCCAGCGCGATGGTGGCGTTGGCTGCCGTGCGGATGTAATCATTGATGAGGGCGCGAATGGGATTTTTTAGCCGGGAGCGGCCGAAGGGCTTGGAGTTGGTGGCGTTCCAGATCAGGGGCTCCATCAGCGGGCGGCCCATCATCTGGGGGTTGTATTCTGCTGTCCATCTGTCCTGCTCTCTGCGCAGAACAACGATGTGCGTGTCCGTGTAGAGGTACACCAACGCGGGGGTCCATTCATTGCTTACGCTTTCATCCGGTGCCGTATCTACGATGGCAAGACCGCAGTCGATGCGGCCCTTCTCGCCGTTCCAGAGGGCGGCTGCCGTGGCAGGCGAGTGGAACCGGATGCGGCATCCAACCTCCGGGTCAGCGAACAGGGCGGCAAAGGTGCAGCCGTATTTCAGCTCGTCCCGGCAGGCCTTGGCGTACTGTGCCACAAGGCGGTTGTCGGCCACCAGCTTTGCAAGGCTGTCCAGACTGCCGCCGGTGCCTACAAAGCCGTCGAACATGGAGCGCGCTGCCAGCACGTCCACGGCCTTCTGGCCCCAGCTGCAGCCGACTTCCAGATTTTCCATGCCCTTTTTCGGCAGGGCGATGCCGAGGTTTACGTCCTTCAGGGTGATGTGACCCTCATAGTATTTATCCTTGAGCGTGTTGCTGCTCTGGTGGTAGTTAAAAACGTCGGCCAGATCCCGCAACTGCTGTTGCTCGGCCGGATGTAAGCCTTTCACGGTGCCAAAATTCAGAGTGACTAACATAGGGCTCCTTTCAGCCGATGCGCATCTTGCGGGTCGGGTCGCGGCGGCAGGTCTTTGCGCCCCACAGGGCCAGCGCGCAGGCTTCCACCGGCAGGCTGTTCTCGCCGCCAAAGCCAAAGCCGCCCGCAAGGGGGCGCTTGGTGGCGGTGACGGCGCTCTCATTCAGGGCGGTCTGGGGTGCGTACCAGGTCAGGCTGCCCTCGCTCACCGCGTTGGTGAACAGGCTCACGGCGGCGATCACGTCCCGTGCTCCGGGCCGGACGACCGCGTTCTTTGCCTTCCAGACTTCCCGGATGCGCTCCACCAGCACGTCCACGCCGTTGCGCCCGTCGATGACCACACAGCTTGCCCTGCCGTACCGGTCACACAGCCAGTCGGCCAGCCATGCAAGGCCCTGCCCGGTGGGCCGCAGGTCGATGAGAGAAACGCGGGCGGGCCCCTCCTTCGGGATGACCGCGCCGCACAGGCACACGGAACTGCCGTCGGCGGCAAACTTGACGCCATAGGCGGTCTTGCCCTCCGGTTTTTCGTCCTCGCTGGCGCAGGCTGCCCACGCCTTGCGGTCGAGGGCATAGTCCAGATGTTCGGTGGCCACCGGGCTCCACCAGCCGAGACGTTCCCGGGCGAAGGTGTCCGGGTCCAGCTGCTCGCTTTCACCCTCAATGGTGCCGTACTGGATGCGCCTCCCCAGTGCCGGGTTGGCCGCTGCCCAGCGGGCGGGGTCCTTCACGTCGCCGATCTCCGGCACGCTGAACTCGAACCACGCGGCCTTTTTGGCCTCGCCCTCCAGTGCCCGCTTGCGCAGGGCCCGGAACACGGTGCCCACGGCATCCGGGCCGGGCGGGGTGCCGACGTAGATGGTCTGAGGGTTCAGGCTGGCCGAAATGGCCGGGATGAAGCTGCCCTGTGCAGTCTCGTCCAGCTCCTGTGCCTCGTCGAAGATGAGCAGGTCGCCGTGCTGGCCGCGTCCGCCGTTGCGGGTGCGGGCCAGAAACTTGATGCGCGCGCCGCTCTTCAGGATGATCTGCTCGCGGCCCAGGGCGGTGCGGATCTCGGAAACATACCGGCGCATTTTCGGGCCCTCGAAGAAGGCCCGCATTTCCTCAAAGGTCTCGGTGGCGGTCTTTTGCAGGTGGGCCGTGTAGATGACCGTTTCGTTGAACATGAGCATGCCGGACGCCGCCCGCCCCTGCACCAGCAGGCTCTTGCCGTTCTGGCGGGGCACGCTGCCGCCCGCCGTGGGGGCAGTCCATTTGCCGGACACGGTGCGGCCCATCCAGTCGTCCAGAATGTCGCTCTGCCACGGGTCCAGCACGGTGCCGCCCGCCCGCAGGATGCGCACCGCATCCGGCCCGTCAGTGGCCCGGTACTCCGGCGCGATGCGTTCGGACGGCTCCTGGCTTCCCATCATTTTCACGCTCTGCGAGGATCTCGCCGATCTCGTCGCCATTGTTGTCTGCTCCTTCGATCTCTTCAATTTCCCGGATGGTCTCACGGTACTGCTTGGTCAGCTGGGGCAGGGCCCGGCAATCCTCGCAGGTGTCGATGCCCACCGCCAGCACCTTGGCCAGCTGTTTGAGCTGGTCGAGCCGGGTGCCCCGTGCCGTGATGCTTTTCATGGTCGCCATGGCCCGGAACACCTCCTTGAAATTTTCCCGTGTGTAAATCGGCGCTGGACAGCACAGGGAGCGCCGTGGGCGTGGGAGGGGGACCCTCCCCACCCCTCACCAGTCGCCGTCGGAAACCTTCGGAACGCGCAGGAATTTGTCCGATTTTGGGCCGTTTTGACCGGTTTTGTTGCCCTTTTGCGCGTTGCAGAACCAGTGTGCGGGTTGGAGGTTATTCCAATCTTCCGCTGCTGCCCGCGCGGACGGGTAGCCGAACTCCCGCCAGCGGGAAACGGGCTTGATCTCGTCCACCACGAAGGATAGCGGGTGCTGTGCGTCGGAAGGTTCGTCATAATGAATCGGCCCGAAACGCCCGTGACAGATGCCGCATTCGCCGCCCATCGCCCGGAGCCGGGCCCGGTGACGCCGCCGCAGCTGCCCGTTGGCATAGCGCGGGTTGCCCATGCGGTTCACCTCCTGACAGACAAAAAGCCTGCGCATGGCAGGCAGATCTCCGCCCCCCGGTAAACACCACCGGGGCCTTTGCATGGGCGGGGGTGCTTTGCGGCAGGGGCAGGGTACAAAATGACCCCGGGGTACAAACGAGGCCGGGGGTGGTAAATATGGAACCGTTGGCCGGACTTGAACCGGCATCGTGACCCGCCCTGACCGGACGGTGCTCTGCTTGAGCTACAACGGCATGGAATGTGCACAGCTGCCCGCAACGGCAGCTTGCTGGTCAGAATGGAAGGGAAACCGCTTGGCTATGCTGCCATGCACATTGTGGGATGATGTCCAGAACCCGCGTCTATTCAAAGGCCCCGCCGGGTACAGGCCCGGACGGTGCCGCTGGATAGCAAAGCAAAATGCCCGGCTGGTACATTCAGGCTGTTGGTCGGTAAGGTGTTCCCCTGTCGCAGCCGGGCAATGCAAAAGCCGCAGGGTGTTGGATGTTGTCCAGTTCCTTGCGGCTTTCGCAGTCTAATAATATCACAGGCAAAACATTGAAAAACAGTGCAAGTTGCCCTCAAAACATGGTATTGTATTGCAAAGTGCCCCCAAAACATGGTATTTACTGGCGTTCTGGAACGTCCAGCGCCTTGACGGCTCTCTTGTGCCGTCTGTATACGCTGCTTACTTCCATGCCCATCTTGACGGCGATCTGCTCCCACTTCTTGCCGCCGATGTAACGCAGGTACAGGATCTCATAATCCTGTATATCCACGGTCTGGCTCATAACGCTCAGAATCTCCTTGCAGATCCTCTGGCACTCCATCACCTGCGCGTTGGCTGCCTGCATAGCGTCCGTAATGCGTTCCACAGAGCGGGGCAGCGCCTGACCGTCACCAGCGCCGCCGGGAACAGGGGAGAGCACCTGTGTGATGTGCTCCGCGTCTGTGCGGTACCGCTCTACCTCTTCCAACTTGATCTTTTCCAGCTTTGCGGCCTTGCGGTATTGCCGTAACCATTCCTTTTTTTCTTCATAGGTCATCGGACTGAATCCTCCCTTTATTCCCCCATAAGGTTGTCCATCAGGTGAAACATATCCAGCTGCGAGGTGTATGCGCTAAAGCGTTCCTCTTGCCGGTCGAAATACTCTTTGCAGAGCTCAAACCCTACAAAGGACAACCCGGCATTGTAGGCTGCAATCCTGCTGCTACCGCTGCCGAGGTGTGTGTCAAGCACTTTCCATCCCTGTTTGGCGTACCGCTGGAAAATCCAGTCATACAGGGCAACAGGCTTTTGCGTCGGGTGGATTCTCTTCTCATTCAGGGCCTTGTTTCCCTGCATGATGTACCCCTCTGAAATGCTCTTTCCCTGTAGCATACCGTTCCACATGAACCGGAACAGACGCACGCTGTCAAACAGATCTGTTGCAGCAAGCTCACAATCCGAGAAACTTGTGCTCTGGTTGCATTTATCCCACACGATCCTACCGGGTGCAAACTCGTAGTCGAAATAATTGCAGCCCCAGACGATATAGTGCGCAGCAACCCGGCGCAGTTCGTCAAAATAAGCCTTGCCCGGAACTTCCCACGATTCTATTACAGGGTAGTAACAACGGCGCACGCCGATCTTGCTTTGCTTACAGCCATAATATCCGCGGCGCTCTGGGCCGGAAAAGTATGGAGGATCTACAACGGCAAGGTCAAAATACCCGTCCGGGATTTTTGCCATGCCCTCCATACAGTCCATGTTGTAGCAAACACTTATGTTTCCGTCCATGGCACGCTCACCCCATAGGAATATATCTGTTTTCGCACTGGACGTTGTTGCAAAAACGCTCGGCTCCAATGACTTTCAGCGGCTTGCCACAAATCGGGCAGAATTTAGGCACCCCGCGTGTCTGGTACGGGTTTCCATCTGCCTTTGTTCCACCCGCTTGCAGCAGGTGAGCCATACACGCAATAGAGCCGGGCTCCACCACCGCCATACAGTTATGGCGTGCCTTGCAAGAACTACAATCCATTTTTGTTTGTCTCCTATACCGCCCCGCCGGGCGGCGCCTCTTGTTAATTTGCGGTCACGCAGGTAAAGCGCTGCGTCATCTTGTCAAATTCCAGCCCGGCATTGCCCACACGGCCCTCTTTGTTCTTGGTCAGGCGGCTGAAATAGGTGTCACCGTCAGCAGACAGCAGCAAAATAGCATCCGCGTCCTGTTCGATCTGGCCGGATTCACGCAGATCCGCGTTAGATGGTTCAGCCCTTGCAGCGTTACGGTTCAGCTGAGCCAGAGCCACCACAAGGATGCCGGTGGTCTGGGCAAGCTCGTGCAGCGCAATGGAGATTTCTGTGATGGCGTTGTATCGGTCGCTGCTGCCGCGCTCATGGATCAGCTGCAAATAATCCACGAAAATGATATCTGCTTTCATGCGGAGAGCTTGCGCCTTGATCCACGCCACGCCCTTGCCTGCGGCAGAGCGAATGTACAACGGCCAGCGCTTCATATCGGCCAGCCGGTCGAGCTCGTTTATTGACAGGGTTTTATTTTTGACCGCCGAGAGAGGAGCGTACAGCTGGTTTGCGATCAGGCGCGCCTGCAGGGTGGCCGGGTCTGTTTCCAGCGAGAAATAACACACCCGCTTGCCCTGCTTTGCCATCCCGGCAGCAAGCTGGAGGCTCAGAGCGGTCTTGCCCGCGCTGGGTCTGCCGCCGATCACGAAATAGTTGCCGGGGACGAGATGCAGGTTTTCGTCCAGCTTGGACAGACCGGTGCGGATGTACCGGGGTTTCTCTCCCAAGTGTCGGATATAATCATCCAGCAGCTCGCCTACGCTTTGAAAGTCTCCCTTCTCGGTGTGGATATCCAGCGCCTGACCCATCTGCTGATACAGATCCGGCAGGTCATCAAAGGCGGTTGCAGCATCCACGGCCTTAAAGGCAAGGCTCTGAAAACGCACCTTTGCAGCATCCTCCATGATGATCCGCGTCCATTCTTCCACGCGGTCACGGGTTATGCGGATGCACTCGCTCTCACAGGAGGACACGCAGGACATCAGGTTTTGCTTTTGATCCGGGTATTTTGCCACAATCTGCATGATATCCAGAATGCCCTTTGTAATCCAGAAGCCCTGCACCGCTGCAAAGGTTGGCTGCAATTCAGGTCGGAAGTGCTCAATGCTCAACTCCGGCAGGGAATACGGTGCCAGCTGATCGTCCATCAGCAGCGCGCCGATCAATACACTTTGCACATCCATCACAGATCCTCCCATGTACGCCCGCCATACGGGGTTGTAGGCTGTGCAGCGGGCTGGCCCCACTCTTTCCGGTTCCTCAGCCAGTTACGCGCTGCCGCTTTCCAGTCCTTCATTTTGGTTTTACCCACGATCCACCCGTTAGCCTCGTACCGATCAACGAACTTGTCAGCCTCGGTCTGAGCATCAGCAGGCGGGACACCACGCTCCCGGAAGTACGCTCTGACCTGTTCCACCGTAGGCGGTGAAAAACGAGTTGCGGACGGCCCTTTATTCTCGCTTTTATTATTATTTTCTTTCTTGGGTGCACATTCTGCACCGGTAGAGGTGCACTTTTTGCACCCATCAGAGTGCACATTATTCACCGGTGCATTTTCTTCACCGGTGAACTTTTTGCACCCATCAGACGCAGAAGCACACGCCGCCGGGCGAAGCGCTGCATACCGGTTTGTGGGCCTGCCGTTTACCGGCTCAGTCCACTTGCGGATTAGGCCGTCCTTTTCCAGTTCAGCCAGCAGGTTCAGCACGGCCCGCTTGCTCAGCTTGAAATACTCCACAATGTAGCTGACAGAGCCATAAAAGCAAGACTGTTCGTCCTGTGAAAAACCCCAGATCAGGGCATAAATCAAGAGTTTGTTGCCGTTGAGGTTGTAGTCTGTGACCATCCACGGCTGCACCACAACATATCCGTCTTTTCTCATCCTGCTTGTCCTCCTGAATCAAAACGGGAGATCGTCACTGTCATCAATCACTGCAAAATCGTCCACGCCGCCGTAGTTTGCAGGCGGGTCTGCTTTCGGCCAGGCATCAGAGCGCGGGGCAGCCTCACCGCCCTCGTCCACCGGCTTGCTGGTGCCCTTGGAGCCCGCAAAGTTGATGTTGTCCGCCACCACGGCAACGGATGTACGGTTGTTGCCGTTCTTGTCCTGATAGTTGTTGGTCTGGAGACGGCCATTGATGGCGACCAGACTGCCCTTCTGGAAGTAGCGGCACACAAAATCCGCCTGCTGCCGCCATGCCACGATATCCACAAAATCGGCCTGACGCTGCTCGCCGGGCTTTGCAAAATTGCGGTCACAGGCAATGCGGAAACGGCAGACATTCACGCCCGCCGGGGTGGTGCGGAGCTCAGGATCCGCCACAAGGCGGCCCATGATAGCGGTAACATTAAGCATTGATATAGTCCTTTCCAACGGCGGCCATCCATGCAGCGTGTGCGCCGGGGCCGTTCTTCTCCTCATATTTTGCCTGCGCAACGGCTTTCAGGGTCTGGGCGCAGGCGGCGTTGTGGTGCGGGCTCATGCCCGGCTCGTTGTGGTGCTGGTGGCACAGCCAGACCTTGAGACCGTGCCGCTCAGAGAAGCTGCGCAGCGGCCCATTGAGGATGTGGTGCTCCTCCAGCCCGCGCGTGGTTTTTACCGCATACCAGCGGCGGCAGATATAGCACTCCCGCCCTGCCTGAATGATGCTTTTAGACAAGCGGCACCCCATCCTTTTGCGTGTTCTCGTATGCCCCGCGGTAAGAGTGCACGTTCCCAACGTGATACTTCTGTCCGTTGACAAATTCAACGGTGAAGCCATCGATAAAGTAAGCCCGCCGGGCGAGTTTGACACACTCCGCCAAGTCTCGTGCGGTGTTCCGGTTGGCTCCGTGAGCCATCAGCAGCTTGTAAAAGCGCTTGCGGGTCATTTTCTTGGTCATCTGTCAAGACTCCTTTCCAATAGCGCCCTGACCTCTCTGGATCCGGGCATACATTTCGCCGTAAGGGTACAGCTTGGCCTCTGCGAAGCACTCGGCTTTTTCGTTGTAGACCATCAGGATGCCCTTGTGTCCCTCAGAGTAGTGGCGCAGTTCGATGATGGCACGGATAGACTGCCGGATATCGCGAGCCTGTGATTTATGCTGCGAGATCATCAGCTTTTCAAAGCGTTTGCGTTTCATGGTTCACTCCATTCCTGCCAATAAGCAGTTACCACGGGATCATTGACGCCCATCTCAGCGAGGCGGTCAAAGATCCCGTCGATCAGTGCTTTCATTTCGCCGGTGGTGAAGGTGCTGGAACCCTGTGTGCACTTGACCGTGCAGCGGTTGTTGTCCAGGATCTCCACCACATGGACGATGCGGTAACAGCCGCGGAGGATGTCCAGAGCACCCGCCGGGACTTCCAGATAATCTACCTTGGCACCGTACTTCTCCAGCATCTCCAGATAGCAGTCCTCCGGGGTCACGCCGCCGGTGCGCCCGCCGTTGTAATGGTCTGCCATGATGGTGAGCAGTGCCCACATGAGGCTGTTCTGGGCCGTGCTACGCTTGTGGTGCTCTGGCTCCACGGTCAGGGTCAGGCGCAGGGGCTTGTCCTTGGCCAGTTCATCCAGCCGCTGGAAGAGCTGAGTTTCCACAAATTCCCCGGCGCTTTCCACTTCCACCCGCCGGGTGGCCGGGTTATAGACCACCGGCAGCCTGCCGATCACTCTGCTTGCCATACCACTTTACGCTCTCCCTGCAGCAGCTGCGCACCGATGATGTGCCCATCTTCAGCCCGCAGCAGCTTGTCCACGGTCAGAGCGCTGTGCAGACGGTAGCCCGCCACCGTGGGCGGGTCGTTGGGGTTCTTTGCCCGCTTGTGCACCGGGTCAATGCTGACCTGATCGGCGGCAAAGGTCAGGGAGGGAAGTGCCATCACGTCAGCACCGGCACCCCAGAGCGCGCAAGCAGCCAGAAAGCTGCCGTTTTCCTTCCACTTGTCGGGGTTAGAGATCTGCAGCTTGCCCGCCGGGGCAGCTGCGTCCTTGATGGCGAAGTTGTTCATCAGCGGGTGATACACGCCCACGCCGCACCAGAGACGGCCATCTGCGAAGTAGTAGCGCCGCGTCCAGCCCAGCGTGCCAAACGTCTCATCCATCATGCACCAGACGGCAGCGGGGTCAGGCAGTAGCCGGACGCGCACGGCATCTGCACTGCACTCGCAAATGACCACTTGCACCTCCTGCGGGGCTGTCTGACGGGGTTTGGGGGCAAACAGGGGAAACTGTACCGCCTGCGTCGCCGGGCGCTCCTGCGCGCTCTGGACGGGCTTTCTGCGGGTGGTGCTTTTCGTGTTACTTTTTGCGGTTGTAGACATTCTGCAAACGCTCTCCTTTCTCGTTGTAGGATCTCGGATCAGCCAGCGGGTGCAGCCAACCATATTGCAAGGCTGCCTGTGCGGCCGAACGTGCCGCCGGGGGGGCTTTCCAAAGATCATTCATCTCGTCCGCGGTCACGCCGCAGGCAATGTGGGTGTGCTTGGTGCAAGTCACCATGCAGATGACCACACCGTCCGCCGTGGTGGCGTAGATCACCGGCGGCATCAGGTGCCGGATCTCACAGAGCAGCTTGGCCTGTTTGGTCGGAGCCATGGCCAGGGGCCACAGCCAATCCTCGTCCAGCAGCCACACGGACTTGCCGTTCTGATAGACCTTTTGCGCCTGCGGCCATGCGTTCGCATAGATCTTGCGCATGACCGTGGCATGTGTTTTGCCGTGGATCTCTGCCCACTCGTCAACTGGTACCATACGGCCCATCAAAATCACCTCTTTCTGTGCTTTGTATACTGGCAATGGCTTTTGTTTTACCTCCTGCCATCATCGGAGGGCACCGGTCAAGCCGGATCAATGCTCAAAACTTTGCATCCAAGAATCATATACCGGCCCATCAGGTGCTCCATGGACCACAGGGAAGTATAAAGGCGATCACCGTCAAGCGTGATGTTCTCGGTGCGATTATAAGGCGTTCGGACACGGAGTAGCTTGTCCGCGTCCTTGTCCTCCAGCGTGAGAGATATGGCGCGCTCACGGGGCGCAGGGTCATGCGGGGCGTCATACGATTCGTATACGATTTTTACGGTTTTCATGGGTATGCCTCCAATCTCTGGATGTCATAGATTGAGTTGTACAGGTACTGCCGCCCGCCGCGCAGGTATTCGAGACTTTGCAGCAGCATTTCCAGATGGTACAGGGCAGGCGGCGGGTTGCTGCCTTTGAGGTGGTAGTGAAGCCAGTGGATCAGATCGCCAAACTGGGTGCTATCCATCCGCAGGACAGTGGACGCCTTGAAATTATGCCCGCGGCCGTCCGTTGCATAGTAGAGGATGCCTGCATATTGCAACTGGGCCGTGTCCATGGTATACTCTGGTGGGAAGTCATCCATGTTGGGCTTGTCCGTGTTGGTGCACGGGCAGGCTCTTTCTTTTTGCCTGGTCATGATTCAAACAGCTTTTTGAGGAAAGCCGCCTCCTTGCCGGAGAACCCGCCGGGCACACCATCCTGTTCCAGCTTGTACAGTGCAAGGGCAGCGCTCTCCATGGCCTTGCCGAACTTGTGGCTCAGGGTGCTGATCTCCTCGTGCGTCATATTCTTGCGCAGGCAATGTGCAAAAACGTTGACGGTCGTGGTCATCAGGGTGTTAAGAGCGACATGCGGGGGCATCTTGTCATCGTAGTGGACGGAGATCAGATCGCCCGGTTCCAAGTCAATTGTGATCTTCATACTCAACCCTTCCTTTTCATTTTCTCCCAGCTTGCGCGGGAGACCTTTTCGATGTGGTAAATGTACTTGTTGTTGTGATGCTCTCTCGTGTGGGTGATCGCGCTGAAAAAGCTGTGCTTGCTGGCATAGCCCATCTGCTGCACGATCATGTCCGCGGTGCCGCAGGCCACGATCTCGTCCGTCTGGGCGTCGTAGATGGTGTACCAGTTGACCGATCGGGGCCCGGTCATGCGCCGCGGCTGCTGCGCTCCGGCAGGGCAGGGTACTCGTCGTTGCGGGCGTGGTTGCGGGTAATCTTGCCGCAGCCGTGGCGGCCCTTGGTCTCCCGCTCTTCACGCTCCTGTGCCAGGAAGCCCAGCTTCATGCACAGCAGCCCCAGCAGGACCAGCACCACCGCTGTGGTGAAGGTGTTGCCATTGATCGCGCCGCCCGTCTGTGCGGTGCCCTCGGCACCCATGCCCAGCACCAGACCCACACTGCCGCAGGCCACGGCCAGCCAGTGCCATACGCGTGACTTAATCTTCATCGTCGTCCTCCTCTTTCAGCTCGCGGATCGTGTTGTAGAGCAGTCCAGACACCCAGCCCAGCTGCCGCTCAAAATCGTCCGGGAAATAGCTCTTCAGAATCTGCGCGATTGCGCACACCAGAAGATGCAGCACGTCGCTGGGACCGCCTTCGACCTTGATGGTCGAGTCCTCACTGTCGATGTAAAGTTTTGCCTTCATGTTCATGCTCCTTTCTCAACCTTCGGGAAGAAATACTCTCCGATCTGCTCCTGCGGGATGTGAAGCTCCCTGCAAATGGCGGTGATCTCGTAATGGCGCCACTCATTGTTCTTTTGCTCCGGCTTCGGGTTCAGGCGGGTGGACAGGGTGCTTTCACCCATGCCGACCAGCTTGGCAAACTCCCGATGCTCAAACCCTTCGTCCTCGATGAGGCGGGCCAGCTTCAGGTAAGGGCTTCTTGGTTTTCTCATGGCTTTTGTCCTCCTTCTTTTTGCGGATATGTGCCAGCCGGTCAGGCTGGAGGGCGTCCCAGCGCTGTTCTGCCCAGCGTTTGTTGCGGCCGTTCACTGGGCGGCCTCCTTGCCGGTAAAGCCCATCGCCAGCAGCGAAAAGCCGTCCCGGTTCATCAGGTACATGGGGTACTTCTGGTGGTTCTGAGGGTGGACGTACTCGGTCTTGAAGAACAGCGGGGTGTCCCTATTTTTGGGGAAGCTCTTCACGATTTCCGCGATGTCGCGGATGACGTGGTCATGGCGTTTGCCGAAGCGCTTGGCGACGTCCCGGCTGGATGCCACCGGTTCGCCGTTCTGGGTGGATAAGATGATGTCGTTCATGGTGAAGATGTACCTCCTTATTTTCGATGTGTTTTGATATAACGTTCGATTCTTTCGCACACACGGCAGACTGCTGTATAAAATTTGACTTTCTGCTCAGTGACGAGTATTTTAATAATCAGAATAAGTTTGTCCATAGAACCTCCCAAAGAAAGGAATGATAAGATGAGTGATGAGAAGAATAGCGGCAACACCTTTAACATCAATGCCGTACCAAGTTGCATTGACGAACCTGTAAAGGCTGTTCTGAACCCCGGTGCTAATCAGATTGGAACTCTTTTTGGAGATCTTCTTGCAATGGCAACAAGCAAAATCCATTTTTCAGCAGAAAAGATGAGGTTGCAACAAGCACATGATCTAGAAGAGTTTAAAAAATCACTGAGTGACAAGTTGAATGCAAAACCAGAAGAATGCTTGGTTGAACCTCGTATGCAGGTGGTAGGTCCTGCTGTCGAAAATGCCAAGTACTGCATGGATGAGCCGAAAATTAGAGAAATGTTTCAGAATTTACTGGCAAATGCAGCAGATGAACGTTATCAAAGCAAGGTTCACCCTTCCTTCTCAGCGATAATTGCGCAGATGTCTCCTCTGGATGCAGAAAACCTTTCACTGTTCAGAAAAAAAGAGGTATACCCAATTGCCAGATATAAGTTCAATCTTTCTGGTGGTGGCGAGTATGTATCGTTCACACACTGTTTCTTGGTAAACTCCAAAATGAAAACAGCAGATGAACTGGAATTGCAAGCCGCGTCGTTGAGTTCACTGGAGCGCCAGGGGCTGATAGAAATCATTTATGGACAGCTTTTGTTGGACAAAACGGTATATGAGCCATTTGAAAATACAGAAATTATGCAAAGGTCACGAATTACACTTTCTATATATCAAGCAATGGAAAACGAGAATACTCCTGATGATATGAGACACACGTCTGTAACACAACAAAATGGCATTGTGAAATTAACGCCCTTCGGAAAAGAGTTCACTCAGGTATGCTTTTCCAGCTGAACTTTCCGCCCAGCGTTCCTCTTCCACAGGTTCGCTGGTCTTTTTGTTGTTTTCTATG